ATCGACAAGGCTCGTTCCCTTCTTCAATCAATTAACCCCAACCGAATAGATGACTACGACCAATGGTTAAAAATTGGAATGGCTGCTCACTCAGCAGGAGATTCACTCCTTGCCGATTGGGAAGATCTTTCAAGCAAGAACAGTAAATATAAGCCAGGCGAATGTGCAAAGAAATGGGATTCTTTCAAACGCTCTGGCATCTCACTCGGTACACTTCAAAAATTTGCTAAAGAAGATGGTTGGACTCCGCCTCCTCGCTCTTTTCCTGATTCTGTTGTTCCTGTTGAAAAATCTGAAACAACTCCGATCCCTTCAAAACTTGAGCAACTTACATCACAAGAATTAATCTCATTCTTACGAAAATCAAAGCAAGACATCCGCTTCAATACCTTTTCACATTCCATTGAAATGGACGGTGAAGTAATCAAAAATATTGAACTTTTTTATTTAACCCTTGCTGAACTTGGGTACAAAGTCGAAAAGCAAATGGCAATAGATTGTTTGCTCAAGGTCGCGCATGAGAACCAATATGATCCCGTTAAACTTTATTTAGATCATTGCTATGAAAGCCCAGAGATTCAGCCGACATATATAGACCGTTTAGCAACAACATACTTAAGACCGCAAGACGCATCCATTGATGAACCGACGATTTACGATGCAATGCTTAAGCTAACTCTGATAAACGCCGTGAGACGTGTATATCTTCCTGGTTGTAAGCACGATACCGCAACTGTTCTTCAAGGTAAGCAGGGGATAAAAAAATCTTCCTTTTGGCAAACGCTCGCTGGCCCCTTCTTCTCGGATGCTCTTGGAGATGTTTCTTCAAAGGATGATTTACTTGTACTTTTTCGATCATGGATAATGGAATGGGCTGAAATTGATAGCGTGACTTCAAAAAAACATGCTGGTCATATTAAAGCGTTTTTATCTCGCTCTACCGATTTTTTAAGAGTTCCCTACGGTAAAGCTGTAGAAGAATGGCCGAGAACTTCGATCATTGTTGGATCAAGTAACAAGGAATCAGGTCTATTGTTTGATGATTCTGGAAATAGACGTTTTCATGTCATCCCTTGCACCGTTGAATCTATTGATCTCGATTCGTTGCAGTTAGAGAGGGATAGTATTTGGTGCGCCGCAGTTCAATCTTGGAAAAATAAGGAGTCACATTTCCTAACCTTTGAACAGGAAAATCAGATCGAGAAAGAGAATTTAGGTTACATGGTCGATTCACCTTGGCTAACCGTCATCAGTCAATGGTTGAATAATCCTGTTAATCAAAGCACGGATATTACTATCGAAAAACTTCTCACCGAAGCAATCGAAAAACCCGTGGAACGCCAAACAAAATCCGACACAATGACGGTTTCTACAATCTTACGGAGTCTCAAATATGAGAGGAAGAAAAAAAGAGTAGAGGGAACGCCTAAGTGGGTCTGGAATCCTCCGAACTCCTAAGTTCCCTCCTGTTCCCTCCTTCGTTCCTACGGGTGGGAACGCTCAAAACCCTTGATACACCTCTCCTCTCTTTATATGTTCCTTCTGTTCCTATGTTTTTTTATATAAATATAAGAATAGGTATATATGGATATATATATAGCTCAGGTAAGTTTGTAAGGAAGGTGGTACACAGTAGGAACGTGGGAACACTATCTAATCTCATTTCTGTCTCATGTATGTCTCAAAAAAGAATCAACCCGTTGTTGATCGTCTTATTCTTCTCCTTGCTCAATCTGAATATGTTGCGGATGCAATCTTGGATAATGCACTTGATGATCAAGAGCGTTTAGATCCAGAAGTTGCAGCTGGTTTAATGCAATATCTTGTCCGTGTTGCGGATATACTCAACGCAGCAGAACAAGCCGATCTCAAACCTTTATCCAATGAATAAGCTATATTTTGCTTATGGCTTCAATACAAGATTTAAAAAGCGATCATAAAAATGCTCGTAAAAGAACAGACCGTTCTTCTTCTTTAATCAAAGAATCATTAGAAAAATTTGGGGCGGCTCGTTCAATAGTTATAGATGAAGAAAACAGAATACTTGCTGGCAATGGAACCATTGAAGGTGCAAAAGCCGCAGGTATAAAAAATCTTCGAGTAATAGAAACAGACGGTAAAGAAATTATTGCTGTAAAAAGAATTGGACTTACAGAAGAGGACAAGGTTGGTTTAGCTCTTGCTGATAACAGAACTTCTGATCTTTCAGAATGGGATGCTGAAATGCTTAGACAGCTTTCAGAAGAACAAGACTTAGAACCTTGGTTTGATGAAGGTGACTTAAAAGAACTACTTGGAGAGACAGAAGTATTACCAGCAGAAGGTTTAACCGATCCCGATGATGTTCCAGAAATACCAGAAGAACCAATTACAAAAAAGGGTGATTTATATATTCTTGGCAACCATCGTCTTCTATGTGGAGACTCTACAAATATTCAACACGTTGAAAAATTAATGGATGGCAATAAGGCTGACATGGTCTATACTGACCCGCCTTATGGAATAAACTATGCAGGGAAAGGGCAAAAAGGTTTAGCAAAAGCTAATGATTTTGGAAGTATTAAAAATGACACTGATACTAAAGTTGCTGAAGATGTTTGGGCATTGTCGCAATCTTTAAAAATAACTATTCAAGTTTTTTGGGGAGCAAATTTTTATTGTTCAAAAGTAAATTCTGGGTACTCATGGATTGTCTGGAATAAAGAGGTTGTAGGTGATAATTATAGTGCGGCTGAATTAGCTTGGACAAATCAAAAAGGCAGAATAAAAATGTTTACTCATCAATGGCATGGAATGATAAAAGCGTCTGAACATGGTCAAGCTCGTGTTCACCCAACACAAAAACCAGTCAAACTAGCAGAGTGGTCATTCAATCAGTTTAAAAATATAAATGTCATCTTGGATTTTTTTGGAGGTTCTGGTTCAACCCTTATCGCTGCTGAACGTACAAACAGGCACTCTTACCTTATGGAGTTAGACCCTAAATATTGCGATGTCATCGTAAAAAGGTGGGAAGATTTCACTGGCAACAAAGCAGAGCATGTAACATCTAATTAATGGCAACAAAAGGAACCCAAGCTGAAACCATAGTTCGAGCGCAAAAGTTTGCTCGGATTATTGCTAATGGAGGAAGGAGATCAGATTGTGTACGTTTTGCGGCAGAAAACTGGGGGGTGCAAGAAAGAGCTGTAGATAAGTATCTAAGCCTTGCACGTGAGCAGTTAAAGGCTGATTGGGACTTGGAGCGACCTCAGATGGTGGCAGATTTATTGAGCCAATGCAGCACCTTACAGATGGAAGCCAGAAGGGCGGGGCAATATCACATTGCTCTTGGTGCAATTAATACAGCAGCTAAACTTGCTCAACTTTGTTCGTGAGTATTCTTGCCGAAGTAGAAAAAGGACATATCCTCCACCAGGCTGGATCGTTTGCATTACCAACAGTTCAAGAGGCGAAATCAAAGATATATGAGGGTCTTTTACCGCATCAGAAGGCATTTGTGGAAGATACGCAGCATCGAAAATTAGCTTTAGTTTGTGGCTTTGGTGCAGGAAAAACGCATGGCTTGGTTGCTAAGGCTTGCATGATCGCGGCTGACAATATTGGTTTTGTTAGTGCTGTTTTTGAACCAACCTCACCTATGGTTCGGGATATTCTTATCAGGACTTTTAATGAGCTTCTGGACAAGTGGGAAATTCCTTTCACTTATAGAGCATCGCCTTTGCCTGAATTTAAAATAATGTTCCATGAAGGAAGTCATCAAATATTGCTTAGAACGATCTTGACTTATCAACGCTTACGCGGTCAAAACTTATGCGCCGTTGGTTTTGATGAAGCTGATACTATCCCGATGGGTGAAGCTACAAATGCCATGAATATGGCACTGGCAAGATTGAGATCGGGTAATAATCAACAGTTTTATGCTTCAACAACTCCAGAGGGATATGGTTGGGCGTTTCATACATTCGATAAAGAAGCAACAGAAGACACTGCATTGATCAGAGCAAGAACAATGGATAATCCTTATTTGCCTGATGGATTTATTCAGTCGCTTGAGCAGAATTATTCCGAGCAATTAATCAAAGCTTATTTAGACGGGCAGTTCGTCAACCTAACAACGGGTCAAGTTTATGATCGGTTCTCTAGGGATATTCACGTTAAAGATAGTTTCCCAGATTACAACCAAGAAATATTAAAAATAGGCATAGATTTCAACGTGGATAATACAAATGCTGTTGTATGTGTGCGGGACGGAAATAAGCTCGTCATAATAGATGAAATAGCGAAAGCTCACGACACTGACGCACTAGCTCAGGAAATCGTTAGGCGTTATCCC